GAAAACAAGAATTGAATCGTTAAGCAAACATTACGAATCAAAAATCTTGGAAGCCAACGAAAACATCCAAAGAGATAATTAGAGCTTTTAAAGACAGTTGATTCCTACCACAATCTAGTATATTTCTAATACCCGAGACCCCGTAAAAATAAATTAACTAAAGTCTATGTAAATGATTTGATATCTCACCTCGATTGGACTATATTTTTAGACAAAAAGTGAGTATACTAGGTTCTTATGGCTTTAAAGAAATTACAAGTACAACCAGGTTTTGATAAACAAAATACCGCTTCAGGCGCTGAAGGTAAGTGGATTGATGGCGATTTTGTTAGATTCAGATATGGCCTCCCTGAAAAAATAGGGGGTTGGTCTCAACTAGCTCGTGAAACTTTACCTGGCGTAGCGAGAGCCCAACTTGCTTTTACAAATTTAACTGGAGATCGATACACAGCTATCGGAACTTCTCAAGGTCTCTTTATTTCATGGGGAGATAAATATTATGATATTTCTCCAGTAGCTACAGCTATAACTTCAGCTACTTTTGATTCTACAACTAGCTCTGCAACAGTTACTGTAAACAAAACTTCTCATGGATTATTAGTAGGAAGATATGTAACTTTTAGTTCTGTCTCATTACCTGGCGCAGGCGCGACAGGATATACTGTTGCTAATTTTGAAGAGAAAGGATTTGAAATTTTAACAAAAACAACAAACACCTTTACCATTACAATGCCTTCTGTTGAATCAGGCACTGGAATGTCTGCAGGCGGCAGCGCATCAATTTTACCTTATGAAATAGTAGGACCTCCCATTCAAACGTTAGGTTATGGATTTGGAACTTCTACTTGGAATGCTTCAACTTGGGGCACTGCTAGAACAGCTTCAAGTGTAACACTAGATCCTGGCAACTGGTCACTCGATAACTTTGGAGAAGTTTTAGTGGCTACGATTCACAACGGAAAAACATTTACTTGGGATGGGGGAGCTGCGCTTCCTACAACTGTTAGAGCATCAAGCTCAACCTCTGGAGCTTTAACAACCAATAATCCAACTGCTTCGGTTTCAACTTTAGTATCTGATAGAGATAGACACTTGTTTCATCTTGGAACAGAAACGACGATTGGATTAGCTACTACACAAGATAAAATGTTTGTAAGATTTTCTAATCAAGAAGACTTAAATACTTATCCACCCACTGCAACCAATACAGCTGGAACTTTTAGACTAGATACGGGCAACGAGATTCGAGCGGCTATTAACGCTAAAGATTATAGTTTAATTTTAACAGATAGTGCTGCTTATTTAGTTCAGTTTGTTGGACCTCCTTTTACTTTTTCAGTAAAACAAGTAGGTACAAGTTGTGGCTGTATTAGTCAGCACGCAGCAGTTTTTGCTAATGGTGCTGTCTTCTGGATGGGAGACGCCGGCGGCTTTTTTATGTTTGATGGAACAGTTAAAGTTCTACCATGTTTAGTTGAAGATTTTGTATTTAATACTGATGGAGATAATTTAGGTCTTAACTTTGGTTCGACTAAAACTATTTATGCAGGACATAATAGTTTATATAACGAAGTAACTTGGTTTTATCCAAAAGATGGATCAGATCAAATTGATCGATCCGTAACTATTAATTACACTGAAGGCGCTTGGACAACTTCATCCTTAGCTCGAACAACCTATCAAGATGCATACGTTTTTGATAAACCCTATGCAACTGAATATGACACAACAGCGACACCTAATTTTGCTCCTATTTCTGGAATCACTAACACGTATGGAGCAACCACTAATTATTCTCATGAGACGGGTACTGATCAAATTAAAGCAGGAGCAACTACAGCTATAGCAGCCAACATTCTTTCTGGAGATATGGATATTGATGATGGAGAAGTTTTTTCAGCTGTAAGAAGATTTGTTCCTGACTACAAGTATATTACTGGAAATTCTAAAGTGACCCTATATATTAATAACTATCCCAACACTGCTGCAGTTGCTTCTTCATTGGGACCATTCACTGTCTCGGGTTCTACTGCAAAAGTAGATACAAGAGCTAGAGGAAGATTCATTGCTGTTAAAATAGAGAACGACGCAGCGGGTGAAACATGGCGATATGGAACTTTGAGAGTTGACGCCCAACCAGACGGGAGAAGATAATGGCTAAAATTATAAGCTTTATACCAGAGCCAAAAGAAGAATATGATGTCGAGAATCAAAGACAGATTCTACAGTCTTTATCTGGTATGCAGACTCAGCTAAATTTCTCTTTCCAACAAGATTTAAAAAACGAACAGGACACATTTAACTATTTTCTATCATGAGTATACAATATAAAAACGCACCCTTTGATCTAACAACCAGCAATTTAACAACAGCTTTAACTATCAGCACTTCAGCTATTGCCATTGTAAAAAGCGTGTATTTTTCTAATACAAGCACAGGTTCCATTTTATGTACAGGTAAGATATTGGATAGCTCTGCTAGTTCAGATTATGAGTTCTTTAGAGATGAAGTAGCAGCAACAACTCAAATAAATGCTACTCCACAGGGCTTGAATTTAGAGGCTGGAGATGCTATAAAAGTTCAAGCAGACACAGCTAGTAAGGTCGAAGGTCTTATTAGTTATGCATTAATAAATAGAGAGAATGAAAATGGTTGATCTACCTAAAATAAATTGCACCACAGTTTATACTTGGCGTAATACTAGAACGGGCGAAACCTTTACAAAAAAGCCGAGCGGACCCCGGTTGGGTGGAGACATTGTACAAGATTGTACAGTTCATGTGTCTCCAAAAGGATTAAATGTTTTTTCAAAGAAAGTAAGAACACCAACAGATGATAATAAAGCCTAAAGGCGGAACAGAACTTCAATTAGAGTATCTTTGTAAATACGCTAAGAAAGAATTATTGGATCAAGTTCAAATATGTACTTCGGTACCAGAAAAGATTCCTTTGTCTAAAGATAAAGTCAATATCCTTTGGCAAAAGAATGCTTTTAATCAACCTAATTTATATCCTTGGTTTAAAGATAAAACGAATCATTATAAATATGACTGGTATGTTTTTAATTCACATTGGAATTTTGAAAGATTTAGAATTACTTTTGATCTACCTTTAAACAGGTGTTTAGTAATTAAAAATGGAATTGATCCAACAATAAAATCAAAAACAAGATTTCCAATGAAAGATAAACCTATAAGAATTATTCATCATTGTACTCCATGGAGGGGTTTATCTGTTTTACTTGGAGCCATGCAATTGATTAAAAATCCAAAGATAACACTAGATGTATTTTCTAATACAGAATTATATGGAAAAGAGTTCCACGAAAAAAATGATAAAGAATACCAACCTTTATATGAACAAGCTAAAAAACTAGATAATGTAAACTATATTGGATACAAGTCTCATGAGTATATCTTAGAACGTATGCATGAATATAATATGTTTGTATATCCTAGTATATGGGAAGAGACATCTTGTATTTCTTTGTTGGAAGCTATGGCTGCAGGCTGCTATAGTATTGTAACAAACTTTGGTGCTTTATACGAAACAGGTGCAGAGTTTGCTATGTATGTTCCTTACGATAATGATTATCGAAGACTCGCTCAAAAATTTGCACAGGCTATTGAAGCAGCTGCAAAAACTTTACATGAACCTGTCATTCATCAACATTTACAATCACAAATTAATTACACTAAAAGCTATTATAGCTGGAAGAAACAAGCAGTATCCTGGAATCGATTTTTAGAAGGAGCAATAAATGTCAAACAACAAACCAATATGGTTCGACCAACCATCAAGTGATACAGAAGTAACAACCATTAATATAGGGGATATTTCTCCTCATAAAATAATGGTATGCACACCTGTGCATGGAGACACTTCTATGCATTACACTCAATCGGTTTTAAAATTTCAACAAGACTGTGTGGCGAGAAAAATTATGTGTAGTTTTACTTTGTATAAATCTTCACTGGTTACTCAGGGCCGAAACCTGTGTGTGGCTGAAATGTTAAACCATAAAGATAATTATACTCATTTATTATTTATAGATTCTGACATTGATTTTCAGTCATCAACTATTTTTGCCATGCTGGAAAAAGACAAAGATGTAATAGCTTGTCCTTATCCGTTAAAGTCATTCGACTGGGATAAAGCATGGAGACGATTAACAGTAAAGAAGGATATTAAAAATGCTGATCAATTATCTAAAGCTGGATATACTTTTCCCTTAAAGGTTCCTAATAAAGACAAGGTTATAGTTGAGGAAGGTATAGCTGAAGTTACGCATGCTCCTACTGGATGTATGCTTATTAAACGAAATGTTTTTGAAAAGATGATGAAACACTATCCAGACCACAAGATCTATCAACCTAATTTTGTTAATGGAAAGGAACGTTCTACTGAGAATTTTTATAATTTTTTTGACACCTTACACGATAAGAAGACAAAGAGATACTATGGAGAAGACTTTGGTTTTTGCCAAATATGGGGCGAAATGGGAGGTAAGATCTATGTCTATATTAAAGACTTCATTACTCACGTCGGGGAATATCAATACTGCGGACGTTTTTGGGACGAGCTTACCCACATGAAACGTGTTGACCCCAAGCCAAAAATCAAATAAACTATAAAATTACAGGATTTTTAGCACCTGCCAACAGGACTACTTTAACTAAAATATGGGAATATCAAGAGGACAAATGCAACGACAACTATATGCCAGCGGCGGGATCAGATCTTTGGTTCCAAGAGAACATTATGGACTAGGAAGTATTTTCAAGAAAGCAGCACGAGCAGTCAAAAAGGTCGTAAGCTCAGATGTAGGTAAAATGGCTTTACTAGCTGCAGGTGGTTATTATTTAGGTGGAGGGGCTTTACCTTTTGGTTTACAACGAACAACACCGCTGGGAAAATTTGCTTTTAGTCAAATACCAGGCATGGGCAGCAATTTGGGCAAAGCAGCAGCACTTGGAATCGGCGGCATATTCGCAGGAAGCTCTGTACCTAAACAAGCACAATTTAATAATACAGCAAGATCTGGAAACATAAGCTCTTATCTTAGAGATTACTACACACGAATGTATCCAAATAAAAGTGAAGAAGAAATTAATGAACTTATTGAAACCAATACTTCTGAGTATGCAGCTGAAGGTGGAAGAATGGGATTTGATGAAGGAGGTTGGGGAGGAGATGAAAGCTGGAATGAACCAGCCTCTCATGACTTCTCAGAAGATATAGGTAGTGTAGGAGATACAGAACCTTCTCATGATTTTTCAACTGATATAGGTACTGTAGGAGATACAGGATACATACCGCCAACA